CAACTACAACAACAACAAATCCATGTGTTACACCTGTTCCAACAACAACTACAACTACTACAACCGCAAAACCTGTTCATTGTTATACAGGTACTTTAGTGGGTAGAGTTTATGTTTACTCAGGAACTGCGTACACTGATTACGATGATTTAGTTATCGCAACAATGCGTTCAAGAGGTTTAGCAACTTATGGTAGTGACAATGGTGCGGTTTATGAAGTATCAGGTTTAACAGATGTTGGTATGGTATGTACAGGTGGTTATTCAGGTGTTACTAAAAACCCATTCTCAACGTTTGGTTTAAATGTTACTAAAGCGGACGGAACTAATTTATTCTTCGAGACTTCATTATCTACTTCAGATTCAAAATACATTAGTAAAGTTTTTGGTAAATCGAATTTTGGTAAAGACAGAGAATCTATTCCATTATTTGTTGAGGAGTCATACGCAACTTTATTAATTAACGCATATAGAAAAGGTTATGTTAGAGGTTTAAGTTGTGAATTAAACGCATTAGATTCCGCAAGAAGTGAAAGTAATAGTTCAATCGGTTTCTATTTAGAGAAATACCAATCACCAGTATCCCCATGGGTTGTTTCTGAGTTGAGAGGTTCTAAAGTATTTGACTTATTTAAATTTGTTACAATTTCTGATGGTGAAGACGCTAATACAGAAGTAAAAATTTCTATCTCGAATATCTCATTTAACAACGGAACATTTGACGTATTAGTTAGAGATTTCTTCGATACTGATAATAACCCTGTAGTTATTGAGAAATTCACTAACTGTAATATGAACCCAAATGATAACAATTACATTGGTAAAAAAGTTGGAACATCTGATGGTGAATACCAATTGAATTCAAAATATTTAATGATTGAACTTAATGAAGACGCACCGATTGACGCATTACCATGTGGATTCAAAGGATTCACAACAAGAGAATACGCTGGAAGTCGTTCACCATTCCCATTAATTAAATCTAAATACGATTTTCCAGGTGAAGTTGTTTTTGACCCACCATTTGGTTTATCAACAGGTGCGAACGCAGTTTCAAGAAGTTCTGGTGACAATATTAGAAGAACTTACTTAGGTATCTCAGATACTGTTGGTATTGACACAGATTTCTACCAATATAAAGGTAAACAAATACCAAGCACATCAGTATGTGATGCGGTTACAGGTCCTGAATGGTCTTATAGAACTAAAGGATTCCATATGGATAAAAACGCTATCGTTATAACAATACCAAACGCGTTTTCAACAAGTGGTACTCCTGAATTCGTTTGTGGTGATGCAGAATTTAGTTCAGACCCTGACGATGAAAATAACCCATACTACAGATTATATGCTAGAAAATTCTCTTTCTTAGTTAGTGGAGGGTTTGACGGATGGGATATCTATAGAGAATATAGAACAAACTCTGACAGATATGTGTTAGGTAGAACAGGTTACTTAAAAGGTTCTTGTCCAACATTAAAATATCCTACGGCAACAGGTTGGGGTGCATTTAAACAAATTACTGTTGGTCAAAACAGAGTTGATTACGCAAATACTGACTACTACGCTTACTTATTAGGGATTCAAACATTCTCTAATCCTGAAGCGGTTAACATCAACGTATTTGTAACACCTGGTATTGATTATGTAAATAACTCAGACTTGGTTGGAAGTGCAGTCGAAATGATTGAGTTTGATAGAGCGGATTCTGTTTATATTACAACAACACCTGATTATAACTTGTTTACACCATCATTAGGTGACCCAATTGATATGATTTTACCACAAGAGGCGGTAGATAATTTAGAAACTGCGGGAGTTGACTCTAACTACACGGCTACTTATTACCCATGGATTTTAGTAAGAGATACTGTTAATAATACACAAATCTACTTACCACCAACAGGTGAAGTAACTAAAAACTTAGCGTTAACCGATAACGTAGCGTTCCCTTGGTTCGCGGCTGCGGGTTACACAAGAGGTATAGTTAGTGCTATCAAAGCACGTAAGAAACTGACTCAAGAAGATAGAGACGTTCTTTACAAAGGAAGAATTAACCCAATCGCAACCTTCTCAGATGTTGGTACGGTAATTTGGGGTAATAAAACTCTTCAAATTAAAGAGTCAGCGCTTGACAGAATAAACGTAAGAAGATTGTTATTACAAGCTCGTAAATTGATTTCAGCGGTTTCGGTGAGATTGTTATTCGAACAAAACGATGATAAAGTAAGACAAGATTTCTTAAATGCGGTGAATCCAATATTGGACGCTATCCGAAGAGATAGAGGTTTATACGATTTCCGTGTAACAGTTTCTTCAGACACTGCGGATTTAGATAGAAACCAAATGACAGGTAAAATCTACATTAAACCAACTAAGTCGTTAGAATTTATAGATATAACATTCTATATTACACCGACGGGAGCATCGTTTGAGAATATTTAATAAGAAGTAATATAAGCCGACATTTTTTTAAGTGTCGGCTTATTTATATTAAAAAGAAAATAAAATGAATAGAAAAAGATTACGTGAAGGTTTTGACGATACAGGTACACCTGATATGAAATACTACGCATTCGATTGGGATGATAATATTTTAGAAATGCCAACCAAAATCATTTTAAAAGATGAAAACGGAAATGAAGTACCGATGAGTACAGAAGATTTTGCTCATTATAGAGGTAATTTAGACAGTAAGGAACCTTTTGAGTATGATGGACATACTATTGTTGGTTTTGCATCAAATCCTTTCAGATATTTCACAACAGAAGGTGATAAAAACTTTGTGATTGATTCAATGTTAGCGAAGTTAGGTCCAGCATGGCCTGATTTTGTTGAGGCAATCAATAATGGGTCAATATTTTCAATAGTTACCGCTAGAGGACATACACCTTCAGTAATTAAAGATAGTGTTTATAATTTTATAGCTAGTAATCATAAAGGTATTAATTCAAATGAATTAGTTAAAAATTTAGAAAAATATCGTGATTTAGCGGGATATGGTGATATGTCAAAAAAAGAAATGATTGAGGAATATCTTGATTTATGTAAATTTTATCCTGTAACTTATGGAAGTGGTTCAGCTACTAATCCTGAACAAGGTAAGATTGACGCATTAACAGAATTTGTTAATTATATTAAAGAAATGTCAAAATTCTTAAAAAAGAAAGCATTTCTTAAAAATGAAATTAGTAATAATTTTGTACCTCAAATAGGGTTTTCGGATGACGATTTAAGAAATCTTGATAAGGTAAAATCACATTTTGGGGATGACCCAGAAAATATAATTAAAACAATTTCAACGCATGGAGGAACTAAAAAGCCTTATTAATATATTTATTAAATAAAGTTAATAAATAAAATAATATTAAAATAATAAACTAGAACTAATTTTTATACTAGAATAATAATTTTTTAAATTCTGGAAGTAAATAGAAAAATTATTCAAGGGATATTTATAAATAAAAACATAAACAAAAATTAAAATAAATAAATATGGCTGATTTACTAATGAAAATGCCGCTTCCTTATGAACCAAAAAGACAAAATAGGTTTATATTAAGGTTTGATTCTTCACTAGGTATTAATGAATGGTTCGTTGAATCAACTGCTAGACCTAAATTAACTATTGCGGCAACTGAAATCCAATTTTTAAATACATCAACTTATGTTGCGGGTAGATTTACTTGGGGAACAATCAGTGTTAAATTCCGTGACCCGATTGGACCTTCAGCGTCTCAAGCGTTAATGGAGTGGGTACGTTTATGTGCTGAGTCTGTTACAGGTCGTATGGGATATGCTGCAGGTTATAAAAAAGACGTTTACTTAGAAATGTTAGACCCAACAGGAGTTGTTGTTGAAAAATGGTTACTTCAAGGTGCTTGGTTATCTGATGTTGACTTTGGTTCTTTAGGATATAGTACAGATGGTGTTGCAGAGATTAATGCAACTCTACGTCCTGATAGATGTGTCTTAATATACTAAGATAAAAATATTAAATTTAATAATCCACGTAATTTGGTTTGCGTGGATTTTTTTGTGTTTATTAAAACAAGTTACCAATTATATTTAAAATAAAAGTAATTTATATGGAACAAAGTTTAATGCAAGCTGGACAAGAAAATTTTAACTTACCACATGATGTGGTAACATTACCTAGTGGTGGTATTTTTTATAAATCAAAGAAAAAATCGGTTAAAGTTGGTTATTTAACTGCGAACGATGAAAATTACTTATTGAATTCTAATCGAAATTCAAAAGAAAATATTGTAATTGGGTTATTGAGAAATAAAATATATGAACCTGATTTAAGACCTGATGAACTTTTAGAAGGTGATGTTGAAGCTATCTTAATCTTTTTAAGAAACACATCATTTGGTTCTGAATATAGTGTTCAATTATTAGACCCCTCGACTAATAAATATTTTCCACACACAGAATATTTGGAGTCGTTAAATATTAAACAAACTGAACATAAACCTGATGAAAATGGTTTATATACAACAACATTACCTAAAACTGAAATGACCGTTCAATTAAGACCATTAACATTTAATGAAATAGTTGAATTAGATAGACAAGCGGAAGAATATCCTGTTGGATTAATTCCCCCAAAAATTACTTGGAGATTAAATAAATTAATTATATCTGTTAATGGAAATAATGACAGAGGGTATATTTCAAAATTTATTGATACATTACCTATTATGGATTCTAAACATATCCGAAATTTTATTAACAATAATCAACCTTCTTTAGATTTAAAGAGGGAAGTAATAGCCCCGTCTGGAGAAAAGGTAACATTTGATGTATCCTTTGGGGCTGAGTTTTTTCGCCCTTTCTTCTGATTACGTAAAATATTTAATAGATGAGTTCTATATCTTAGCGAGATTTTTAAGGATGTCGTATACTGACTATTTAAATATCCCAACCTATATTAGGAAATATTTGATAGATAAAATCATCGAAGACAATACACCAAAGGATTAGTAAAATATTCTTTGGTGTATTTATATTATAACAATTTAAATTAATATGGGTTTCTTTTTTCAAACTAATGACGGTGTTGGTGACGGTGTTAATAACACAACGAAAAAAATTAGTGAAGGTCTTACTGATATAGGTCAAAAATTAGGTCAAGCGTTTAAGGACGCTATCGACCCTACTAAAATCATGAATGTTATTATTGATGTTGATGATAAAACATCTGAAGTCATTAAAAAATTTGGTCAAGGTAGAGCCCAAATTGACAACTTAAAAATCAGTATGTCTGATGCCGTTGTTGAGGTTACTAAATTAGGTGGTGGTTTTGAAAATATTCTTGAAATACAAAAGAATGTTTCTGAAAGTGTTGGTAGAAATTTAGTTCTTACAACAGAATCATATAAAGATTTATTTGCTATTCAACAAGTATTACCTGGTCAATCTGACTCATTAATTACAGGACTTAAAGACGTTGGTATTTCTTTATATCAATCAACTAGTCAAGTTCAAAAAATCATGGATAGGGCTCGAGAAATTGGGGTGAGTGCTGAAAAAGTAGGTGGTCAAGTCGCTCAAAATCTTGACCTGATGAATAAATACACATTTCAAGGGGGTGTGGATGGTCTTGCTAAAATGGCGGCTCAGGCGGTTAATATGAGGATTAATATTCGTGATATTGGAAATACAATTGATAAAGCATTCAATCCTGAATCAGCGATTGAGATGGCGGCATCATTACAAAGATTAGGTGTTGCACAGTCAGATTTATTAGACCCACTTCGTTTAATGGATTTAGCTCAAAATGACCCAGCTGAATTACAAAATCAAATTGTTGAAATGTCAAAACAATTTACGACTTTAAATGAAAAAGGTCAATTTGAAATTATGCCAGGGGCTAAACGTCAAATGATGGAGGTTGAATCGGCATTAGGTATGACACAAGGAAGTTTAGCGAAGATGGCGTTAAGTAGTGCGGAACTTGGTGATAAAATGTCTAAGATTCGTTTTTCAGGAAATTTCACTGAAGAAGAAAAAACAATGATAGCTAACATGTCTGAAATGAGTGCTGGTGGTGAGTACAAAATGACACTTGATGGTAAGTCTTTAAATATGGAAGAAGCTATGCAGTCAATTAGTAGTATGGGTGAGGATGAAAGAAAATCGTTTTTTGAATCACAAAAACCTAAAGACATTACTGAGTTAGCTAAAGACCAATTAAGTGTTTCAACTGCGATGGCGGCAAGTTTAAAAACAATCGAAAGTAAAACACAATACGCATTTGCGGGAGCTAAAGCGACAAGTAAAGTATTAAAAGGTGCTAAAGAAGGTTCACAAAAATTGGCGGATGCGTTTGATGATAAAAACGCGGGTACTACTACAACTCAACTTAGAGAACAATTAAATCTAACAACTGGTGGTTTAGCGGAATCATTTAAAGGTGGTAAACTTAATTTTGATGCGTTAACTACAACAATGAAAGGTTTTGGGGAATATGTTGATGGTGCATTTACCAAAACATTTCAAAATCTTAATACAATAATAACTGATACGTTTAATTTTTCAACGATTAAAAAAGATGGTGTGACTGACAACGCAAAAATAGATGTTCAACCTCAGAGTACACATGCTATTGAAAAAGTTGATGATATGATAAAAATGCCTGGAAAAACTGTTAAAACATTACCTCAAGATTCGATATTCGCAATGACCAAAGGTCCTGAATTTTTGGAGAAATTAAATATGTTGAATCAACCTATGAATTCACAATCAAATGGTACGGTAAATGAAAATAAAAATACTCACGATATTACATTATCAATCAAGATTGATGGTGGGAATCTTTCTGAAACTAAAGTAATGGAAGTATTAAATAAAACTGATACATTACAAGCGTTAAGTAAAAAATTAAAAGAAACGTTAACTAACAACGGATTAACTGTTTAAAAACAGTTCGATAATCTATTTATATTAAAATAATAAAAATGCCAAGTCCATTATCATTTGCATCTACGACAAGTTTTAGAAATACTTTAATTGTAAAAAATTTAAGTCCCTATAGTGTTACAGGTACTTATAGTCCACCAAGTGGTGCTATTAATTATGAAACAAGTTTAAGTAATTTTAGTGTAATTGATTCCCCTAATAATCTTAATATTTTGTCTCCGACTAATTATTATGTTATTAATGGTTTTGGTCCTAACGGTGGGTACAATTTAAGTATGTATGATTTTCAGGTGTTAAATAACGCACCAAATCAAGGTCCATACTTAGAAAGTTTTTTACCGTCAAAATATACACCATATTCAATATTACTTAATAATAATCCAACAGGTTCTGATGGTTCATTATCTCAAGATTCTTATCTAGCTAAATTAGGTGCGACTTTTTTAAAGAAAGCGTTTGAAGATAGAATAAATTTTGAAATATACCAAAGTACTGTTGGTGTTGTTAATTTAAGTTCATTACAAGACCCATTTCAAGCTGCCTTAATCGCCACAGGACAACAACCATTAATTTATAGAAATTGGAAGATAACAATTCCTGAAAATCCTATAATCGCGGCGGCGGATTTCGCCACAAGACTTGCGGGGGCTTATTGGCCCGTTTCATTTATCCCTGGTGATTATTTTGAAGAAAATACTAATAATAGTTTACCAACGTCACAAACTTCGGGAGCTTTAAGTACCGTTAATGATTTAACGGGAGGATTACTTGGACCTATTTTAAATTTAAAAAGAAACCCTTCAC